ACACCTTTATCTGCAATAACTTCTCTTGCCATTTCCATACGAGGTGTATAACCATTCGTTACAAAATAAAATTCATCAAAGGCCTTTTTAAGTATTTTTTCAAAGTATTCATTAGAAATTTTATCAAGGAATTCAACAGGGTTTGTAGGTTTAAATTTTTTAATAATATCTGCCATATTAATATAAACAGAATCCGTGTCAATTGCAATAACATAATCAACTTCATCTGTTTTTAATAATTTATTTAATGAAATATTAATTGCCTTTTCTGCCCATTGAATAACAGTTTGGCCTGTAAGTGTTACTGATTCAGCAAGAGCATTATCAAAATATTTAAAATATTTATTTGCCATCGCACCATAAAGAGAATTAAGTAGAATTTTTACAGACATCTGATTATTTTCAAGTTGATTAATTTCAAATTCCAAATTACTGTCCTTTGTTTTTTCATATTCGGATTGTAATTTTAACATTTTATCTTTTATTATTGTACGTTCTGCATAATAATCAACAATTAATTCTGGAATAATACCTTGTTTATCCTTACAATAAGCCACACCAGATGAACAGACTGCGTATTTGTCATTTACTGATTTTTCCCTATTGTGTTCATTTAAATAATAATTTGTGCCTTGTGGAAATCTTGCAGCTGCAATGGTTTCTGGTGAGATATTCTGTTGAACAATAATATTAGGATATAGTGAATTTAAATCAAATGATACAACCCAATCATGAAATCCAGTTTCAGGTGTTTTTACATGACCACCTGCAATTGATTTTGCATCATCAAGTACCAAATCAGGATTACCAACAACATGATAAGGTATTTGTTCAATTTGTTTAACTGGTGATATCATTTTCTTTTTTAATAATCTACGATATATGATTGCTTCCCATATAACAGTTGTACCCATTGTATCTTGTAAATTTACACCACCTTTATAAGCCATTGTAAGTGCAAGGGATATCAATTCCATTTTTTTATCAATACGTTCAACCAACTGAACATCTTTAATATTATAATCAATAAATTTTTGATGGTCCTCTTTGTATAGTGTGTGTAAATTACCATGTTCGTCATATGATAATTTTCTTTCGCCTAGTACTACATGACCAATATGGTCCAGTCTATATGATTCTTGAGTACCATATGAATAACCAAATTTTCTAAATAATTCCAAATAGTCAGATTGCTGAACACCAACAATATCATATGTTTGTAATACCTTATTATTAAATGAACGAATTTTTATTATTTTTTCATTTACTTGATTCCATGGCGAAAGTTTTTTCATAAGGGATTCACTACTAATAACACATATTCTGTTTACAAGATATGGTATATCAAAGAAACGTGAATTCCAACCAGTAATTACATCTGGGTAATCATTGACCCAATGATGTAAGAATTTAGCAATCAGTTCCTTTTCCGATGCACAATATTCATATTTAATTACATTACCATATAATTCAATCTCTGTTTTATCAGGGTCATATTCACCTAAACCCCAAACATAGTAAATATTTGTTTTACTTGATTTTAATGTAATGGAAATAATTGGATGTGCTGCATCTTTTGGCTCTGGGAAACCATCATCAGATGCAACCTCAATGTCAAAATTGACAATGTTTATGTCATCAATATTAAATTCAATGTCATTAGGATACCTCTCGGCAACAAATTGATGTATGTAATTTGTCGTACCATATACATTTACATCCTTGACCTCTCTGTACATTTTTGCAAAATCATTTGCATCACGCATTGTGTCAAATTTTTTGGAAAATAAATTATGTCCGAATATTGATTTATGATTTGTTTCTTGTTTGGATTCTAGGTATAGAGTAGGTTCAAAACGAACTCTGAATTTTTCAGGTCTGCCGTTATTATAACCTTTATATAATAATTCATTTCCAAAACGATTAATTGATGTATAAAATTTCATAATATAATTATATAATATTTTTTCATAAAAGTAAATAGGTGGAGCAAAAAAAATACTCCACCTAGTATTTACACTTCTTTACTTACGAAATGATGAAAGAGCATCACCAACGGATACTCCTTCGGACTTTGCAAAAGCTTTTGCGGCTGCATATAGTTCTGATTTATCGTTATGAGTATTAAAGTGTAGCCCAAAGAGTGATGAACTTACTTTGTTTTCAAAGTAGGCTCTAGCTTGACTCATTGAGTAACTTAGCATTGTTGTCATTTTTTTCCCCTGTAATAGATTGATTTATTGCTATTTTTCGGGGACGCTTTTCCTCTGGAAGTATTCGCTCCAATCTAATTGAAAGCAGTCCGTCCTCAAGGTCAGCTCCAGTAACTTCTACAAATTCGGATAGTCTAAATGACCTTTCGAATTTCCGTCCACTAATACCTTTGTGTACATAAAGTTCTTGACTCCTGCGATGTTCACGATTGCCTTTGATAGTTAATATTCCATCATGCATAGTGATTTCCAAGTCAGCGTCTTTGAAGCCCACAATTGCTAATTCGATGATGTATTCATCATCATTCAGTTTTACCACATTATGAGGTGGGTAATGGTCCTTCTGGTGTGAAGATGCCATTTTCTCTAAGTCATTGAAGATGTGGTCGAAACCGACAAACGCTCCGCGTGGGAACGTAAAAGTATTGCTTACCATAGTTTCCTCCTAATAAAAGCAAGGTTATAGAATAGGACCCGTTCAACGGTATCCATATATTATATATACATTATTATAAATCAAAATTAAACAAAAGTAAATATGTTTTATAAAATAATATTTTTTATTGATGAGTGTCCGGCAATTGTAAATCTTTTACTAATTGGTTCAACATTATGTGCCATACTTCCATTTTGGCATAATAACTCTCCTGTTGAAAGGTTTATATCATCATAATTTTTAAATCTCCAATGTGTATCACCTATTAAATTAATACATATAAGATATGTAGGCGTATCCTCTTCATAATCCTCATGCCATGTGCTTCCCATATCATAACTTCTTGTACTTCCCCAAGCTGTAATTTTATGTTCAGAAAATATTTTACTAAATAAATGTTCAGAAAATTGTTTTATAATAGGAATGTCTTGTTTCTCTATGCGAAATTTAGCAAATCCTGCCATTCCATAGCTATCATCTTCTTTCTTTTTATTAAATACTGTTTGTTTTATTAAGGGGTCAATATGATTCCACCATTTGTTCTCCCAATGGCCGAAGTCTGAATAGGAATTTAATTTTACAGGAGCTGTATCTTTATATGCTTGTGATATTATCCTTACATTTTCCTCACAGGTTTTTATAAATTTTTCTTGATTCCACATAAAACTATATATAAATAATATTACGTTCATCCAAATAGGACGGAAGTAGCACTACGCGAAGGAACGCACTTTAACTGTAAAAAGGGAGAGTGCTATGGAACACGCAATCAATCTCATACGCAAAAAGAAATCAATAGAACAAGCTTATCTTTTAATTATTAAAAGAAAATTAGGTTTTATCTAATTTAGTTTGTTACCGATATTGTATTTTGGACACAATTCCCAATCATCTTTATCTTTAAATGAGATGATTTTGATTTGTCTCAATGGTGCGAGGGGGTCTAATTTAGTATTGTTATCAATTGTAATTAGGCCCCAATCACTCATAAGTTGAGCAATTGTGTTACGTCTTGCAATATCAGACTCTTCTAAGTCTGACTTCTTACCATCAAGTAAAAATAGTTCTTTGAAATGCACAATAAAATATCTGCCTTGCTTGTGTAATATATGGCATGATTGATATAGCTTTTTATCTTTTCTTGAAGCTACACCTATACGTGTTAATGTTTCTCGAACTTTTAAGAAATCGTCTGGTTCATTCAATACTATTTCAAGCATTGAATTAGGTGTCCACTCTGTGAGATTATTTTCTTCCACCTTTATATACCTTTTGTTTTAATTGTTCTATTTGTTCTTTGGAAAATAAGCGAAGGACTTGTCTTGCTTTGTCGTTGCTATATCCATAATACTCTTTTATTACTTCCACATCATTTTCAGTCTCTGGTTTAAACCATTTACTAAACCTTTTACGCGGTCTAATTATATTTATAAAAAACCGAAATTGTAGACGATTATCTATATGATGATTAACATTCATTTCATTTGCCATAAGAACAGTATCCTGAAAATAAGACAGTCCACGGTTAATCATAA